AGTGACCGCTGTGAGTGTGGTCGTAAGGCTGTCAATAGCCCCGTTGAGAGCGTCTGTGTAAGCCATTAGGCGCAGGCAGGCCTGTCGATGCCAAGCAACTGTTTAACGATCGGTGTGAGGCTCTGCTGAGGCGCTGCGCCCATTCCGTCAAAGGATGCAAAAGTGTTTTCAAGCGAGCCACGGCTGCGCCAGAGGGCCGCGCAGTACATGAGTGTGCCGAGAGTGGCGTCCCCACCCGGACTGGTCGTGAGACTGTCGATGTAGCCAGCCTCTTGACGGCGACGATATGCAAAGTCATTGCCAGCCGATACAGCCTGAGTGATCAGCGTGTAATCGTCTGATGGGTTTGTGATCTGTACGCCAAGGTAGGTGACAAGCTGCGCCGCAGTGACCCATGTGCAGGTCTGAGTATAAGTAACTGTGCCAGAAGCTGCCACACGAATGACATCGCTGGCCGTCTTGGCGTAAAGCACTTGATTGGCAACAGGCATTTCATAGTCGTAGAGCAGATCGCCCTCAGTGTCTATACCAAGGTACAGATACTGGGGCAATGCGCGGACAGTGTAAGTGCCGTTAAATGTTGCATCGACTGATGCGACTGTGATGGATTGACCGACTGCAATTTCCGATGGGGTCAGAAGTTGCAGTACGGCGTAATCATCCAGTAGATACTTTTGTGTAACGCTGTAAACAGCCATGAGCGGATGCTCCGCTCTCGACTAGGCCTGTGTGATCTTGCGGATCATTCCAGAGATTGCAGCGAAGGTCGATACATAGCCGTGGAAGGACATGTTGCGTCCCAACACTGATGGCTGCTCGACGCTCATGAGGCCACGAATGGACTCATAGAACTCGTAAGCATCGCCTTGACCTTGACCAACACGGGTAATGATCATGGTCTTTGCAGCAAAGTTGCTGTCAACTACAAGCTGCAAGCCGAGTGGGTTGCCGTTCCATGATGTTGCGCTTTGCGATCCTGCGGCGTTGTATCCGCTGAGACCGTTGGCGATCAACGGGAAGATTTGACGGCCCGTTGTATCTGCGAGCTGGCCCAATTGCGCCCAGACATCGACGGAAACGAACATGTGGGTTGGCAGCCAGTTGCGGTTGCTTGAGATGTCGCTTGCTGCGTCGTATACAGACTTGAGCAAGTCGGCAACTGTTCCGTCCCAGACACCAGATGATGTTGCTGCGGTGAGCATGTTGTCTGCTGCCAAGTTGTCAGAAGCGATCATGTACTCGCCCATCAAGTCATTCAAGATCAGCTGCATTGCGGCAGGCGAAGTGAAGTCGATGTCCTGTACGGAAAGGGTTACTTGTCCAGCAAGTGTGGTCTTGCTGATCGAGTTGGACGCGATGACCATGGTTGTTGCTGATGCTGCACCCAATTCTGATTGCGATGCGACGCTGGTGTGCGTGGTGATCGTTGGACGAATAAAGGTTTTTGATTGTCCACTGTCTGGGTAAGCGCGAGCGCCAACTGCCTCGACGACTGGACGCAAGAAGTTAAGGTCTTGTACCAATGGGCCAAGGACTGGAACTGGCAAGAGACCCGGTGTATCGGTCGTGATGACATCGCCAGCTGCTGCTTCAAATACAGTGCGCTTTGATGCGGTGTACTCTGCAACTGCTTTGTTCATGTTGTGGAAAGTGTCGCCACCGATGTGGTAGGCAGCCATAAACTCGCCTGCGTTTGGCAACTTGAACTCGCGTTTTGCTTGTGCTGGAATTGCAGCGGTTGGGATGGTTGCCTCGACTGCTGGGACTGTTACTTCTGACATGGGTTCTGTCTCCTCTGTGGGTTCTTGTATTTCATTATTGTCGGTCTCTTCGGGTTCGTGGTGGATACTGGCAGCAATATCTGTGATGACTGCGCCAGCGAAAGCTGGGACTGGAACCATGGACAACTCGATCCAATCGGCAGCAAGGACGGTGATTGAGCCGTCATCATTTGCTCGGGTCTTTGTTGGGTTTACGCCAACAGATACCGAGTCAAGAACACCGTCAAGGGCGAGCTGCAAAGCCTCGTCGCCTGCTGCGGTCTTGCTGATCTTGGCACTAAACAGCATGCCTTCAGCGGTATCGACGCGCTCGGTAACAATGCCGATGGCCTGATTGCTGTCGTGGTTCATGTATAGCCGTGGGGCTTTACCCTCGACTGGCAGGCTGCCCTGCTCAAAGGTTACGGCTGTACCGTCCGAGACAGTTGCTGCCACACCGTACGGAACGGCAATGCCTGTGATGGTTCGTGATGGTGTGCCGTCGCCTGCTGCTGCGTCGATGCTGACGGATGGTGCGGTAAATCTGATCATGAGTTTGCGATCTCCTCTTGCGTATTTTCTTCTGTTGGTGTTTCCATTTTGTCTGCTAAATAATTCTCTTCAAGGTATGACTCGTAATCGAAGGCAACAAAAGTGCCGTTCGGTAGCACATTGTTCATTGACAATGTTTCTGCTATTGCGTCGGCGTAAAGTTTTACACCGAAGAACAGCAAGTCCATGCGAGCCTGTTGGGATGACTGGTACGAGTAAGACCCGGTTGATACGCCGATGAGATATGGCGGCACATTGCCGATCCGTCCACCAGTTTCAAGGGCGCTGTAGTTTGCTGACTCGATAAGCAGCATCTTGTCTGGCGACATTGTTGTCGGCTCGTAAGATAGGAACTCGTTTAGCGCGGCGGTCTGATTGGTTGCGCGCGCTTGGTTAAATGCAGCTGCAAGATCGGCGAGTTCTTGTGCGCTTAGCGGTTCGCCACCCGTCTGCTTCAGGACTCCTGCCGGTATGGATGAGGAGGCGTTCCGCGCCCTTGCGTCTTGAATCTTGATTGCGGTTTCGATGGCGGCCTGCGATGAATAGACCATGCCCTGTGTTGGCGACAAGAATTGGATCAAGTTTTTTGGGTCAATCTCTCCGCCTTGGAAGTACACCTGCGATGATGGTGCGAACCATACGGGGCCAGCCATGTCTGTTGTTGTAACTGAGCCTGCTGGTAGTCGAGTAAAGGTTGCTGGGAAGCCGTCGGCGGTGCGGCTGGTGATGTACCAGAATGCGCGCCCATAAAAATACAAGTCGTCAAATGTCCAACTCATCAGGAAGTTGTACGGGACGGTTGGGTCTGGTCGACGCAGCCAAGTGCGCGGCGCAATATAAACGCGTTCCATTTCTTCGCCGTTCCACATTTCGTTGTACATCTGCAATGGCATGCAGCCGATTACTGATGCAAGTAGATCGCGCGCGCGTGAGATTGCTGGTATTGAGATTGCTGCTGCGCGTAGTTCGCCTTCGCGGTAGGTGTAGTACTGACCGATCATGTTTTTGCCGACATTGCTGCTGTTATAGCCTGGACTCATTGCACCAGCAGCTGCCGCTTTAGCAGGCGCTGGACTGATGGCGGCCTTGCTCACTTTGCGGTCAAATAATCCCATGCCACAACATTACAGATGCAAGCGCTGTGATGGTGGCACTCGATCGGCCTAATCAGTTCCCGACGAAAGGCTAGGTACATCGACCGAGTGCCGAGGGTATGTTACTGACTAACAGTGACCAGCATCGGCTTCCCTGACACTGATGGCCTCGAGCAAAGTGCAGCTGCCCAGATCATGCAGCGACATAACTCGATCGGCCCGGGTGATCTCTGAGATGACACCGCGACAGACCCCTGCGATCGGACAGCAACAGCGCGCTGAACATGCTCTGCTAATTGGGTCGAGCCGTCATGTAGCAGCATTTTCTCCGCTATCAAGTTCCTTACAGTGGGGGTGTATTTCAATATTTCGCCATACCCGACAATGACTTTTTTGGTCTCTAAATGTCGCGGCCACTGGATGTCGATGCTGGGTGAGATAGCAAACTTGCAGCCGTCAGCGGTAAGCCTGTCGACCTCGAGCAAGAGAGCTGCAAAACTGTCCACGACGAAGGCCACGGTTACGACAATGCGGCGGTCTGATAGTGCCACGGCGCGCAGGCCGAAGTAGCGCGAGTCGTCCATGCTGGTTTCGATGGCAACAATGCCGCCTTTAGGTATGTCGCCTTCGTGCTCAAGTGCAGGCCAGACACCCGGCGGAATCCAGCCGCGATCCGAGGCCACCCAAAGATTTACTGATGCTCGTAAGAATTGTGCGCGGTCAGGGTTCTGAGACTCGGCCTCAATCGTTGACAATTCCAAAGTGTGACCGAGCGCTGGGTTGCCGTAAGCCCATGCGGCAGGGTTCATCGGGTCAAGATCTGGCGGTGGTGACCACTCGGCAAAGTACAGCGACGATCGTTCGCCTCGATCTATGGCTCGTAGTCCTTGCTCACGCCAGCGCAAGAATGCGGTCGATGCCTCAGTGCCAGCCGTTGACCAGCAGCTAAGTAGCGGTGATTTTCGTGCGCGCATAGATGGGATAAGGCCGCCGTCAATAGCAAGCTGCGACATGTCCCAGATTTCGTCTGCCACGATCAGATCGTTGCTTGTGCCGTGACCGACCGATGGCTTTGCCGCCCTGACCGTCCACTTGCTGCCGTCTGGCATTGTTACCGAGTTACGCCCATAGGCCTTGACACAGGATGCACCGAAGCGCGCCTCGAGCACTGGGGCTATCTCATCAAAGAGCGTAATTGCCAAGTCAAGTCTGTTGGCAGTTGTCAGGACAGTCTGTTTCTTGCCCCGTATTTTTGGCATCTCTGTGAGCCACCAGCCAACCAAACTACCTAGAGCAACGGTCTTTCCGTTCTGTCTGGCAGTGCTTACAAGACTTGTTCGATGCAGCAGCTCACCATGCTCGTCATAAGCCAGCTGACCGTCAAGCGCGCGCACCTGCCAAGGCATAAGGGTCAGCCCTAGATGCTGTTCTGCCCATCCCTGAACATCAGACCCGAACGATCCTGCATGATCCGTGACGATCGTTTCCAGTCGAGGCCAGTCATGGCTGATCCCTGCCAGTTCGGGCTGGTTGCCATCCGATAGAGACAAGAGTTGGGTCGGGGTCAATCTCTTCTCTTCATAAAAAACTTCTTTGAGATTTCGCACTCCATTTTTTTGCATTGACTCATGTCTTGAGTGTTGGCGGTGTGCGTTTCTAGCGGTGACATATCTGTGGCCTTTAATGTTGTTGCAGGCCGCACAGCATGGTGCGAGATTGTCCAACGAGTGGTCGCCCCCGGCATCAAGTTCGAGTATGTGATCTACTGTGTCTGCGTTGGGTTTGCCGCAGTATGCACAGTCAGGCTTGTTGGCTAAAACCTTGCGTCTGTTGGCTGTGTACTGGGGGTCTCGGTGGGCTTTGCTCATGCTCTCGCGCCTTCGGCTTGAGCTGACGCGGCGCAAGCGCCTTGTCCTCGATGTGTTGTGGTCTGTGTTGCTGTCGGGTTCATGTTGCCTCGGTCTTTGTTTGTTAACGGTATGTCATCTATGCGAGCCTAATGCAGTAATGCTCACCCACGGGATGCCTCACTCCGTTACCTCATTACCTACCTGATTATGTTTACAGGTCGCCTCGACGCTTTGCCTGACTCATTTCGTGTTGCATGTTTCAGGGCGCGTCGATCTACCCTCGTTACCGAGTGTTACCAACTGCCTTGCGACGGGCTTAGGTCTATGCGACTTATGAAGTTTTAAGAGTTACTTGGCTTAAGTATTTGGCTATCCAGTCAAGGTCAGCAGGCCGCCATACCCAGACAGTCGCGCCTTGTTGAAGCGTTGTGATCCATCGGGATTGCAGCGGTGAGATCTTGCCTTTATCGCTTTTAAGTTCCGCGAATATAACACGGCCCGAAGGATGGGCAAGTACAAGGTCAGGGAAGCCGTGGTCGCCTAGTTCATGTGTTGCCCAGATGCCGCGTTTGTTCATAGATGGCAGCGGATGATGCACAAGCCAGCCATGCATCTTGGCAAGGTTAATGACGATCTTTTGGAAGTCTGCTTCTTTCACTTCCATGCCTCAATAACACGGCTGGCCTGTGATGCGGTCAAAGTCTCAAGGATGACATCGTTGACACCTAGGAAGGCATGCAGCTGCTCAAGTGTTTCGCCTTCGTCCCAGCCTTTACCACGGGCAAGTGCCTTGATGTAGGTCTGTTGCTTAGGGCTTACAAACGCCCCTGCTGATGGCTGTGGCTTAGGTACAGGCTGCCCTGAGCCAACTACAGCGCGCACAGGCACAGTCCGCTCTACCTTTTCCATCTCTTGGCGTGAAGGTCGAGGGCCAGCAGTACCGATCGGGCTGTTGCTAATCATTCTGCCAATGGCACTCGTCTCACAGTTCTCTACAAAACTGGTTGCGTTAACGCCACGATCTGACACTGTTTCCTCTGCATACCCGGATGCGATCATTTTGTTGTCATCGTTAAAGCCTTCGGCGCGCATAACAACTGTCGTGCCGTCGTAACGGTAAATCTGTGTCTGTATGCGTCCGTTCGGATATGCAGCCCACCAGCGCACAAGTCGATCTGCCACTGTCTCATAATTTGCTAAATCAAAGCCCATTTTGTCTGCCTTTTCTTTTCGCTTATTGTCGGTTTCTATTGCTCTGGCTGTTCGTTCACGATGCTTTAGTGTGCGATCTGACGGCAAGTATCTGCCGAACTTGGTCACGCCACACGCCACACGATCGCAGGGTTGCCTGCTTTGGTAAGTCGCTCAAGGCCTGAGTCCACGATAAAGCCGTCCTTGACAAGTGAGCCGCGTGTCGGTCTGACAGTGTTGCCTGAGATGTCTAAGGCTTGCTCAATCTCTTCGTCGGTAGCACCGCCTACACGGTTGATGAAGTCATAAACACGCTTACGCTTTGAGCCTGACTTTGGTAGTGCGCGTAATGCAGCGTTAGCAGATGTGGGGTGTGCTGATCGGCTGATTGCGACAACATTGCGCTCGATCGTGAATGGCTGTTCTTTGTATCCGCCGAGGCCGAGAGTGGCTTGGAAGAGCTGTAGGTCTGACATGTCGGGTGTCCTTTGTTCGGGTTACTGGGATGATGCTAGATGATGAGTTGGCTGAGTTCGGTGATTGCTAACTGTAGGAAGTTTGCTCGTGGGTCTTCCATGCGTCGTAGGTCATCGCGTAGCGCTTCAAGTTCGCCTACCAAATGATAGAGATGTGATGCTTTTGATCGCTTTACATGGTTCGGTGTGAACAGGTCGTCGATCATGCCCATCATCGCCCGGGTGTGTTCGGTGATCCCAGTCTCGGGATAGATGCTGTTTATTTCGCTGTCGCCCATGGTGCCCATCCTGAATTGTTGTATATAGCAAGGGTGGCGCGCAGTGAGATCGTGGCGTTAAACAGATCGCTGCACTCTTCGAGTATGCCCTTTTCTTGCAGCCAGCCGATAGGCCACTGAGAGTTGGGCAGGCACCAGAAACCGTTGATCTGTGTCAGGCCATACGATCCTGAGTTGGGATCGCTCAAGTTATGCGCTGTTGTCTGACAGCGTGACTCGCGGTGCATGACTAGGTCGAGTGTGCCAAGTTGGTCGGCTGGGAAGCCAAGGTCAAGGGCGAGCTGCAAGGCATCGTCACAAGTGGCGATCGTGGTGATCGTGGTAGTCGGCGCGACTGTGGTGCTGGCTGGCAGTACGGCCTCATAGTAGGCGGCTGGGATGATGTTGCTATCTGCCTCTGGAAGCGTCCTAGCAACGCCTAGGAAGGTCGTAAACGCCCAGATGGTACTAATGATGCCTGCGATTATTTTGGGGGCTGTAAAGATCATTTTTTCTCCAATTGGTAAGGGACACCCCAGCTGCCTGAAATGTCCTTAAAGGCGAGCTGCGAGTGCAGCACCCTGCCGTCGAGTGGATCACGAAATATCTGCACCATGACTTGCTGACCGCTATCTAAATGTGAGGTGTACACCTCGTAGATGTAGGTCTTTGCGTCCATGGTTTTCGCTTGCCTTCCGTCGGTACATCGACCCTAGGCAATGGGTGTGACTAAAGCAAGGATTTAGCCTGTTTCCATTGCTGCACAAGGGCTGGAACGCGGTCGCCGACATAGTAAAAGATGTGCCATGGCTCTGATTGCACTTCCCAAGTAAAGCCGTAGGACTCGATGTTCATGAGCATAAAGTTCATGCGCCCTGTTTCTGATGCGTCACTGATATCACAGGCCAGCCCGAAATTATGCCGCGATGTACCCGGTGCAGCCATCGGCGCATTACCAGCCTTAAGGTAATAAGTGACACCCTTCCAAGTGCGCGTCGATGCGCCTGCGATTGGCTGAGTTTGATAGCGAGCAAGGAAGCCAGCGGTCTGTGTTGAGATGCTGCGATAGGTGTCTGCTGCCGATGTGGGCTTAAAGGTCTTGACACCAGCGGCGAACGCTGCATCGCGTAACGCCATGTATGCGTCGGCTGCTAATGGGTGCAGTTTGCCGTATGGCTTGACATCGACGAGCAGGCCTGCTGGTAGTTCACCCGGGGTTACATGGGCAAGCGTTGACGGCATCACTAACTTGTGATAGTGGCGCTCGAGTTTGTCTGGGACGACAGTGAGCGTTGGTGCTTTAGGCTTCGGGGTTTTTGCCGATGCCATAAGCCTTGTTTTTCGGGTTGACATAGCCGATGAATAGTGGTGCTACAGCTGCGATGGCTGCGCCGAGTAGGTCGTTGGGATCGGTGTTGCCTGACATGTAGAGCGCTACTGCTGCTGCGATGGCACTGTTGATGTAGGTCGAGATCATTGCTTTATCACTGGCTTTCATGTGTTGCCCCTGTCTGTTTGGCTTTCTTAATTCCGTTAGATGCTAATAGGCCGCCGAGTGATCCAGTGAGGAACACGACAACGGTCGAGAGTAGGTCGATGAAGGCTGCGTCATTTGGGGCCTGTTCGAGAGGCTGATTTACGAATAGCAAGCCGTAAACGAAGCCGAGCACGATTGCGGCAAAGCTGATCGACATGGTGATGCCTACTATCAGGATTAGTCGTGCGTGTTTATCCTCTGGCGACATCGCAAGCCGTCCTAGTAAAGCACCTGTTCGGCTCAATGTTGACTCTTGTGCTGCTGCATCCATTACAGCCCCATGCCACTACTGCTACAAGGATTGTGCAGCCGAGTAGGTAACGCCATCGCATTATGCGCCGGGTGTTGGGCCGGGTACGGGTTCTGGTTGTGGTGGTGCAACGAACAAATCAAGAGCAGCATCGTAGGTGTAACCGATGCCAGCGTAAACGCCTCGATATGAGCCGTCGATGCTTGTTTGTAACCATTCGCCAGTTAAGCCCAATGAGGCTATGTAGGTTTGTCCTATTGGTTCGCTTGCTGGGAAGTCGAGGTTGTTGCAGTCGCTGTCAGCAATGACGATTACTTCGGTGACGACTGTTTCTGTTATTTGTGCAAAGTATTGCATTATGCCGACCAACCTATTGTGCCAGTTGTGTTGAAAGTAAAAATAATATTTGATGCGTCAGTTGTGATGACTGCATTGGTGAGGGTTGTTGGAAACTTTTTGCCTTTGTCTTGAGCAATGATTACTACGCCAGTTCCGCCAGCGCCGCCTGCACGGTTACCTACTGGGTCACCGCCACCGCCACCGCCACCCAAAAAGTTTGTTCCTGCTGTGCCGGGTACGCCTACACCGCCAGCACCGCCGCCACCGCCAGCGCCGCCTGTGCCGTTTCTGTTTCCACCACCGCCACCGCCGTAAGTTACAGAACTTCCACTAATGCTGTTTGCTGTTCCTGCACTGCCGTTGCCGCCCGTTGTTGAACCACCGCCACCAGCACCACCTGTTGTTGTGCCTGTACCACCAGCACCCGAACCGCCGCCAGTTGCAGGGGTCGAGCCGCCGCCGCCAGTAAGTGTTGTTAGACCTGTGCCAGTAATTGTGCTGTTTGATCCATTTGCGTTACTTGCCCCACCACCGCCGACAGTTGCCGTATAGGTAACGCCAGTTGTAACGGTAATAGTTCCAGTACGGCTACCGCCACCGCCACCACCACCGCCGTGATATGCGCCATCTACGCCTGCTTGACCGCCACCACCACCGCCTACCGTTAAGCTTTCTACTGTTGCAGGTGCTACAGCACCGCCACCGCTAAAAAAAATAGCAGCACTAGCACTAGTAAAATAAAGCGTGCCACCCCCCCATTGTGCCAACGCTAAAGAGCCAGCGGTCGTGACCGTTGCTGTGCCAGCCGTAATCGTGCAAGTGCCAGCACCAATGTTCTGAATAAAGAGTGTGTCACCAGCAGCAAAGAGTGAAGTGTTTACCGTGATCGTTGTTGCCCCGGCATTGCTCATTACTACTCGAGTGCCTTTGTCTGCTGCTACAAGCGTGTAGGACGCTGTTTTGTTGCTGACAGTTTGGTTGTAGTCGTTGGCTTGCAACGCGTCCATTTGGGCTGCTGTTAATACTTGCCCTGCTACGAAGTCTTGTATTGCCATAAGTGCTCCTTATCCTAAGACATTTTCTGTGTCGATTGTGCCATATACCAGATCATCCAAAATCAGCTCGAAGACCAGCGTCGTTGGGCTAGTGAACAGGGTTATGCGATGGCCTGTCGAGAGGTCGATCTCATGTTGGATGCCCTCGATGGCTAGTTCTTGCGCCAGTGAGGTAATTGTGCTGCCACTGCTAAATGACTTTTCTATGGTGACGGTGTTGCCGATCTCGAGGACTGCCACAGTGTCGCGCTGGGCATCGGTGAGGGATGCGAACAGGGTTGACACATTGGTGTAGCGCGCCTCTGGCTGGCCTACGAGTAGGTACTCGGCAAGGGCTAGGGCTGCTGTGTCGTTGTGGACTAGCGCGTCACTGATGGCTGTGGTCTGAATAAAATAGGTGGCCTGAGATGTCAAATCTTCGGCGATCTCTGGGGTAGATGCGCCAGCATGCTGCACCGCTGCGCGGTTGATGACCTGATTGGCCTCAAACGAGATGCCCACATTGTCATAAGGAATCGCTGTGCCGTCATCGTGGAAGTCCGCTACTGACGCTGAGAGCGTGTTGCCGATGCGGTCTTGGAAAGTAAATACCCCATCACGCGCACAGAATATGCGACCCTGCACACTTTCGTTAATTTTTGCCATGTAGGCAGCAACGGATGTGCCGTAGGGAATGGTGTAAGCAGCTGCGCCGCCAAGCGTAATCGTCGAGGTTGCAATGCTGCGCTCACCCGGCAGCATGAAAGCATTGACTTCGGGCAGATTTAAGACTGCTGCTACTCGAGCGCTGGCAAGTTGCTCGGTCACATTAAACTCGTCCATGTAGGTTTGGCTAAGCAAATAGAAGTCATCAGCGCAAGCGACGCTGACGGTGTCAAGGCCGCCGAGATTAAAATTGTACGAGTAGTCAACGATGTAGCCGTTAAACAGTTCCTCGCCCTCACGAGTAAGCACTACTTTGCGCATAGGTGCTAGACCCGGTATCGCTTGATCGGTGTCGTAATACGGTGATTGTGTATCGAACGGGTTAAAGATGCCGCCCGTAAAAGTGTCGTTAAGATCAAAACTCATTGTTCCAGCAGTGAACTGGTCGCCAATGTCTCTGCGTCCACGAAACACGCTGATGCCTGTAGCGCCGTCAATGACCGATGCAAACTCGGTAGAGCCGTCTAGCACATAGTCAGGCGAGTCCAGAACGCCCTTAATCGGATCGTCAAGCGTGAACGCGTCCACGAGGAAGCCTGTAGCGATCTGTAGGTCGTAAGACCCTGACTGGATGATCGTGGCAGCCATCAGGCGACCTGTATTTGTGCTGGGCCGTCCACTCGGTTCATGGCTTTAATGCTGTTCACTACAGCACGACCGATGTCTGCTGATGTGGCGAGACCGCCGTTGACATTGACTGTGATCGGTGTGCCGCGCTCCACCATGAACTGATCGAAGAGGCTAGAGAAGTCTGCTGCGTTGCCTGTAATGCCGTAGTTGCCACCCATGTTGCCTGCATAGTTTTTGCTTAAGTCTAGGACGCTTGAGGCTTTACCGCCGCCACCGCCGCCACCGCCCGATGGAGCTGTGATGAGAGCTGCTTCAGCCATGGCAAGTGGGCTGCGACTGATAGAGCCTGTGCCGCCTTCACGGGCTGCGCCACCGCGTCCAGATGCGCCACTGGTAATGGCATCTAGTGTTGGCAGTGCTGTGTACTCAAGCATTGGCACAAGTGGGATGAGGTCAATGCTTACACCCGGTATGACATTGAGCGCGTTAATCAGTTGGTTCAGTCCGATGATCGCGGCGTTGATAATTTGGTTAATGCCGTTGGCAACTACCTTGACCGAATTGTACACGCCGACAGCAAACTGCTTAAACGGCAACATAAACTCTGCTATTGCTCGAGGGCCTTCGCGGTACAGCTCGTAAAGCGCGGCAAGCGTAATCATTACAATGCCTAAGCCTTTAGTCAATGTTCCAGCCGATAGTGATACCGAAGTAAATGAAGTTGCTA